AGACTAAATGATTTAAAAGAGCAGATTAATACTTTATCGTTAGCGGCTGTACTTGGACAAAAGTTAGTAGGAGAAACGGCAGAGGCCAAAAGAATAGATAGATCGCAGAATGATAGTACCATGATGGTAATAGCCCAACAGATGCAAGATTTAATTGATAACTGCCTTAAGTTTCACAGTGAATATCTTAATGAGGCTAATGCTGGCAGTAGTTTTGTTAATAGAGACTTTGTAAGTGCAAGGTTAGAGCCACAAGAAATAACAAGTCTATTAACCTTGTTTACTGCTGGTACGATTTCTCAAGAGACATTATTGAATCAGCTATCTGCTGGGGAAGTATTGGGAGATGACTTTGACGTAGAGGAAGAGATTGAAGAAACTCAAACTGGTGGATTGAGAGAGACAGAACCGCCTGAAGAGCCAGATGAAGAACCTGAAGAGGAGGAAGAAGGGGAAGAATGATAAATGAGTATTCCAGAGGTATTTTTTAGGGAGACTATAGACGTAGGTAGATATAGTAACGCTGTATCTAATAGATTTATAGAGAACTATGTACAAGTAATATTTGATGCGGCTGAACAACTTGTAAAAATAGATCTAAGACAACAAGCTGCACCAGCTGGTGTTGTTATAGCACCACAAACAAAAAAAAGATTGAGAGCAATAATTGCACAATCTAAAGCCAGTATGGATAGATGGTCAAAAGATACAACAAAGATGATGATAAAAGAAATGGAGGGTTTAGCAAAATTTCAGACAGGTTTTATTGAAGGTGAGTTACAGAAAGCAGTTAAGTCAGGTAATATTCCAATTAACTCAGTAGCGGTAAGCCAAAGATATGCAACTTCTTTTGTTAAAACAGATCCAACCAAAATAAATATATTTACAAGCAAAGAATTTACTGAAGATGATTTTATTAAGTTTGGGTCAGGCAAGTTTGAGCTAACTGCTCGGCAAGGTGCAATGATGACTTTACCTAATGGAGATACAGTACAAAAAGCCTTTAGAGGTATAGCAACTAGAAACCAAGAATTATTAGCAAGGACTATTAGGGCTGGTGTGTTTAGTGGAGAATCTACACAGCAAATAGCTAGAAAATTAGTAGGTAAATTAAATTTTGAAGATACTGCAAAAGCTGCTGGACAGACAAAACTTGCAACACATCAAATAAAAACAATAGTTAGAACCTCTGTTAATCAAGTACAGAATCAAGCTTCACAAGCTGTATATGCAGCTAACAGTAAAGTCGCACCTAAATATGAATATGTTGCAACGCTAGATAGCAAGACTAGCAATATTTGTAAACGGCTTGATGGTAGAAAGTTTGCGTACAATAAGGGACCAACACCACCACAACATTTTAATTGCAGATCTACAACTGTTCCTGTAGTTGATTATGAAGGCCTTAGTAAGCGCAAAGGGTTTGAAGATTTATCACAACCACCAGTAGGAAAAGTAGTTAGCAGACCTAGTGCTACTGGTAGAGTTCCACAAGGCACTCAATATGGAGATTGGTTACTTACGCAAGATAAAAAGCTACAAATCAAAACTTTAGGCAGTGAAGGTAAGGTTAATATTTTCAAGAAGATAGCCAAAAGAGAGGGGTCAGGTCATGCAGCTTTAAGAAAAATTATTAGGAATGATGGGACGGAAATACCTTTAGAGAAATTAGAAAAGCTATATGCTAAACCTAGTGTTGCTAATAAAGTTTCTGCACCAGTAATCAAAGCACCTAAAGTTAAGACATCACCTACCATGTCAACTGAAGGTGTTGATAAATGGCTGGCACAAAATAAAATTGGCAGCATTCAAGAGTTTACGGAAGATAGTTTGGACAGTTTAGAAAAAATAGGAGGTTTAACAGAAAGGAATGTTAAGAGAATGAGACAGTTTATGAAAAAAGGAAAAATTGTACAGCAATACAATATGAGTAATGAAAAAACTAAATCATATTTTGAACTACAACAAAGGTATCTGACAGGAAATAATCTAAAAGCTTTTGAAGAATCTAATAAAACTGTAATTAAAAGATTTGATTACATTAATAAATTAGAAAAAAGTAATTTACCCCAAAACACAAAAGATTGGCAAGAGATTTGGAATGGCTACGGTAATATGAGATTAAATTCAAGGAAAGATTTAATAGATGACAGTATTGACAGATTGAAGAAAAATCAATTACCTAAAACCAGTTTTCAAAGAAAAGTAGTCAATAGTTATTTTGCAAACGCAACTGGAGGCACTAGTGGGTTTACAAATTTTAGTAATGGAATGATACATACGCAATTACCTACAAGTGCAAAAAAGGTAACTGTCACGACTGCAAAAAAAATGAAAAAAATATCTAAGGAAACTTTAGACAATAATTTTAAATTTTCTAAATTTAAAGGTAATAAATACGAACGATGGAGACAAGGTCAAGAAGCTGGTATTAGTGAAGTATGGAATAATGGCACACCTATGGATTCAGCTTTTGATTGGTTAGATACCTTAGTTCACGAAATGGGACACCAAGTGCATTATCAATCAGGTGCTTTAAATCTAGGTAGGCAATATATAAAAGACAAAGGCATGACTTATGTAACTGGTTATAGTCGAGCTAATCATCTAGAACAGTTTGCCGAAGCTTTTACTCAATATATTTTTAATCCAGAGGGGTTGCAGGATAAAGCACCACGCTTGTATAAATGGGTAGATGCAACTTTAGACCAATCACTTAAAAACCTATGATGCCATTTGAAGCCGTAGAACTTATTAACAAGTTCCCAAAAAACAGAAGAGTGCCAAAACAAATATACGATTTAATACAAAATTCTACTGGTCAAACAAAAAAAGAATTTGAACAACTTATTGAAGGTTTATATGTGTTGGCATTAGAAGATGAGGATTTTGATTTGTTAAATAAATATTTTGGAGAGTAATGCCATTAAAAAAAGGTAAATCACAAAAAGCTATCTCTGCAAATATACGCTTGTTAATGAAAGAGGGTAAATCTTTAAAGCAGGCGCAAGCTATTGCATTATCAAGTGCTAAAAAACGTAAAAGGAAGTAATATAGGTGCAGCTACTTTTATTGTTATGCCTAAAGGTGTTGGATATGGTTCTACCATGAAACCTAAGTCAAAGAAAAAAAAGAAGGGAGGTAAAAAGTAATGGGATATACATTTAAGGTTCAATCTTATGATGAGCCTAAGAAAGAAGTTAAAGCTTCAACACCTAAAAAAACAAAAAAGGTAACAAGTGAAAAGGAAGAAACTAAGGAGAGTTCCTAAAGACAAAAAGACAGGTTTACCCAAAAAATATCTGTCTGGAGCTAAGAACAAAAGTGCTAAAGCTGCTGAGATCAAAAGAACGGCTGAAGCATATAGGAGGGGAGAGTTTATTGATATTCAAGCCGTATCAAAATCACGCACTAAACAAAATGTCTCCACAAGCAAAAAGAAGAAAACCACTAAGCGCAAAAGTTAAAAGTAGTCTCAAGAAAAAGGCTGAGGGTACTAGATTCTTTTATGGTGAACTTGCAGCAGTTTATAGGAAAGGTCAGGGAGCTTATTTGTCTAGTGGTTCAAGAAATGTTCCAATGGCTTCATGGGCAATGGGTAGAGTCAATAGTTATATGAGAGGAGATAAAGCTAGAACTGCAGACGCAGCAATTTATTCTAGATATAACAAAAGGAGGTAATCATGGTTAAAAAAGCACTAACCACAAGGCAGAAAAATGCTTTGAAGAGACATAAAGCTGCTCATGGTCATACAAAGGCTCACATTGATTTAATGACTAAAGAAATGTTGGCTGGTAAAACATTTACACAGGCTCATAACATTGCCATGAGGAAAAAAGGCAAATGACTCTAACCAAAAGAGAAAAAACTAGACGTAAATTAAAAAAATATGGATTAACTGCGACTAATAAACCAAAAAGAACCCCATCACACCCACTAAAATCTCATGTAGTTTTGGCAAAAGAAGGTGATACTGTTAAATTAATAAGATTTGGAGCGCAAGGGGCAGACACAAAACCACCCAGAAAAGGAGAATCAGAAGCAGATAAGTCAAAAAGACGTAGTTTTAAGGCAAGACACGCTAAAAATATTGCCAAAGGTAAAATGTCAGCAGCTTTTTGGGCTGATAAAGTAAAGTGGAGCTAGTATTGTAAATAATTGTTAATTTTTATTTATGGCAGAAGAACCAACCAAGCCTAATGCACCTGTTGATGTAACAGAAGTTGAAGCTTTAAGAGAAAGTGTTAGAAAACTTGAAGCGAACAACAAAAAATTAATGGATCAATATGTAAAAGCACAAGAAACTGCAAAAGCTATACCACCAGATGTTGATGTAAATGCTCTAATTGCATACAAACAAAAAAAAGAACAAGAGGAATTAGAAGCTAAAGGCAGATATGATGAAGCTATTGCTAAACAAGCGCAGCAATACCGAGACGCTGAAGAAGCAAAAAATAAAAAGATTGCTGAGCTAGA